GTACTGTTGCTGGAGAAGTTTTTAACACATTAGATGGAGCATTAACTTCAGGTTCATCTAGTATAGTTTTAGCAAGTTCATCATCCATGCCTTCATCAGGAACAGTTTTAATAGATGATGAAAGAATTGCTTATACAACGAATACTACTGGTACTAATACTTTATCAGGATTAACAAGAGGATCAGATAATACAACAGCTGCATCACACTCTGATGGAGCAACGGTTACTGATGCATCGGACTACACTAAATGGGGTGCATCGCAAACTGGAGACATTGTAACGGCTCCTGGTCTATGGTCATTGGATAATTTTGGAAATAAATTAATTGCAACTATATTTGATGGTGCAACTTTTGAATGGAATTCAGATGCTGATAGTGCAACATCTACTAGAGCCACAATCGTTGCTAATTGTCCTACTGCATCAATACAAACTTTAGTATCTACACCAGACAGACACTTAATTGCTTTTGGAACAGAGACAACTATTGGAACAACTAGTACACAAGATGATATGTACATAAGATGGTCAGATCAAGAATCCATTAATGCATCAACTTCTTGGACGCCTTCAGCAACCAATACTGCCGGTACACAAAGACTGGCCGACGGAACACGGATCGTGGCAGCGATTAGAGGTCGGGATGCAATTTACATTTGGACTGATACATCTTTATTTATTATGAGATTTGTTGGTGCTCCTTTCGTATTTTCATTTCAACAAGTTGGAACGAACTGTGGATTGATTGGAAAGAATGCAGCCGTTGAAGTAGATGGTTCTGCTTACTGGATGTCAGAGAATGGTTTTTTTAGATATACAGGTAAACTAGATTCACTAGCATGTTTAGTTGAAGACTATGTTTACGATGATATGAATACAGTTCCTAAACAACATATTTATGCAGGATTAAATAATCTGTTTGGTGAAGTGACTTGGTTCTATCCAGGTAGTGGTTCTGCATCTAACAATAGATCAGTAACTTATAACTTTATGGACTCCACACCAGAGAGACCTGTATGGACTACGAGCACATTAGCAAGATCTTCATGGTCGGACTCACATATATTTGGCAAACCACACGCAACAGAATATGATTCAAGTGCAACCAGTGATACTACAGTTGGTAATACGGATGGTGTTACAGTTTACTATGAACACGAAACAGGACAAGATCAAATTAAAGCAGGGACACGAACTGGTATTTCAGCAAGTATTGAATCAGGTGACTTTGATATATCAAGAACACAAGGGGGTGGCGCAGATTTAAGAGGAGATGGTGAGTATATGATGAAAATTAGAAGAGTGCTTCCGGACTTTTTACAACAAACTGGCGATGCAAGAGTGACTTTAAACTTAAAAAATTATCCAACAGACTCACAGGCGAGTTCATCATTAGGACCTTTTACATCTACAACAAGTACGACTAAAATAGATACACGTGCTAGAGCAAGAGCTATATCTTTAAAGGTTGACAATACCAGTATTAAACAACACTGGAAGCTTGGAACTTTTAGATTAGATACACAAGCGGATGGGAGAAGATAATGCCTTTTAAATATGGAAATAGAATTCAAAAAGAAAATGGTGGAATTATGAGAATAGGTTTTCAAAATGGAAATGATGTTACTCCATGGTGGTTACAACAATTGGAAAAAGGAAAAAATTATCTTCAAGACACATTAACTGGAGGAATTACAAGTCTATTGGATAATACTATACTCGGAAGAATAGCTGCTGCAAGAGATGCAACTAATCGAAGAGCAGGTAATTATAATCCTGCACTTCAAGGTCAAATAGATTTTATGAAAGATCAAGGAATGTATGGAGTAATGGATCAAAGTGGTTTGAATAGAATTACAAGCGGTGTATTAAAAGGTAAAGCTCTACAATCACTATTTGGATCAAATGATTTAATGAAAATGTATGACAAAGAATTAGCAAGAGCAACAGGAGTGTTAGAAAATTTACCCAATCAATGGAGCAGTTTAAAAGAAGAGGATCCAGAAGAGTACGCTAAAAAAGTTTCTTGGCATAAAAACAAAGTAGAAAAAATAAAAGCAGAACAGGCTGCTGCAGCAGCAGCTCAACAAGACTCTGCAGCCGATGCCTTAGCCGCACAAAGGCAGGGAACACGAGCAGCTGATACTGCAGCTGGAGCGTTTAGAGAAGATATTCAATTGGATCCACGTGGTGGAAGCGGACCAGGACTCGGAACTTGGCATGGACAAACCGCGGCTAAAGAGAGACAAGGTGTTCAGGTTGCAGGACCAGGCAGTGGTAGAGGAGCTTATTTTGCAGATGGTGGATTAATAAACTTTTATAAAAACGGAGGATTTCTTGGCTAGAATAGTACAATCCTTAACACAACCCCTTGAGAACTACGATCAACAGATACAACAATCATTTGTTAGGGACGTTGATAGTATAGTGCAAAAATTAAACACATCCTTTCAACAGGACATAAAAGAAGAAGCGGAAGCGGAAAGCTTCTTTATGGCATAATGGCTAATACATTTGTAAACAAAAAAGTAGATTTAACAAGTACCAGCGCAACAACATTGTATACGGTACCAACAGCAACAACAGCTGTTATTAAATCTATACTCGTGTCCGAAGATTCAGGGAACTCGGATACAATAACAGTTACAATAACTGATACGGATAGCGCTGTTTTCAGCCTATTTAACGTTAAAGCAATCTCGGCCAGTGGGACATCAGAATTATTATCTGCACCCTTGGTGGCTAAGGAGAGCGAAATTATAAAAGTAACCGCAGCAACGGCAAATAGATTACATGTCGTATTATCTGCGCTTGAAATTAAACCTAGAGTTGTTACAACATAGGCTTGATTTCTTTGTATAAACAAAGTAATATTATTAACCCCAGGTTAGATTCCTGCTCTTAACAAACTGACAAAAAATTATGGCTATAGATAGAACAGGAATATCATCATTAAACGCAGGTGCAGGAGAAATTACCTACTCAGGTAATGAAGGTCCTAAATCACCACAACAAATGGCTTCTATGGAAGCTGGTCAAGAAAGTACTTTAGAAGATATTTATTACAAATTAATAGAGATGGGTATGAATCCTAAAGATGCTGAAATTAAAGCAAGAGAAATTTATAATAACATGAGTCAAGCTGAAGGTAGAGAAGGCATACAAATGGCTTCTGCTGCTGATCCAATGTTAGAAGAACAATATCAACAATACATTTTTGAAATGGAAGAGCAAGGAATAGAACCAATGTCCTTTGAACAATTTAGACAACAAGCTGTAGCTGGTATGGCTACGGGTGGAAGAGCAGGATATCGTGGAGGACAATTAGTTAAAAATAATTCAGATGGTTCAAGACCTGGTTATCAAGGTTGGGATCCAGGAGCAGGTTCTCCGGGAACTACTTCATCAGGAGGTCATAAAGGTGGCGATGGCGAAGGCCAAGCAAGAGAACTTGCACGAAACCCTTCTTATGATCCAGAGGCAGAGGCACGAGCTCAGGCTGCACAAGTAGCTGCAGCTAAAGCACAAAGAGATATGCAAGCTACAATAGCTGCGGCAGAAGCAGTTGAAAAACAAAATGCTTTAGAAAACATGGCAAGAGACTATGCAGATGATTATCAAGATCGTAAAGTTTCAACTATAACTAGTATTCCATCAAGTCGAGCAATAGGAGATTATCCAACGGGTATGCCGACGGGTATGCCGCAAGGATCTCCAGGTCAATTAAATCCATATGTAGAACCAACAGATATTGTTAACCCATTTGAAGAAACTGGTGTAGCTGGAGGAGTTTCTCCATATGTAGAAGATCCTTTTGCTTTTGAAGATGCTAAAGCAAAAAGTCAAAGAACCTCTTATGTTGACCCATATGTTAATCCATTTGAAGAAACAGGTAATTTACCTGGAGGAGCATATAATCCTATTACTACAGTTCCACCAACAGGTGACGGCGGCGGAGGCGGCGGAGGCGGTGAAGGAATTACATCCGTTCCAATAGATACAACAGCAGCAACTACAGATGCAGCGGAACCTTTTGCAGAAGCAAAAGCAGCTGCAATAGCAGAAGCAGCAGCAAGTGGAGCGCCTTTCGAACATTATTATGTTGGAGGAGATCCAACTACAGAACAAGAAAAATTTATGAGAGAACATCAAGCAGCAGCATCAATGGTGGGCCGAGAAGCATGGCCCGCGGCTGAGGGTGGAAGAGCAAGACAAAGATATGGTTTAGGAAGTTTAGTTAAAAAAGCATTTAAAGCTGTTAAGAAAATTGCGAAGAGTC